AATTCACGCCGTTATTTGTGTCCAATCTCCAACGCGCGCCACTCGTGCTAAAACTATCGAACGCCACGATTGGAATATCACCAGCGCCGCTTAACACTCCCCCAATAGCGAGCCCATTCCCGTTGCCAGTGATTGAATAATTGGTGGTCGCGAAAGCCGTAGGAAAGGTAAAAGTAGCATAAGGCGCAGGGTTCCCGGCTCCAACAACCGTGATTGTCCCAAATTGGCGAATCAGACCACTGGGGTCTTTTGACCAATATCCGTTGGAATTCGAGCCTGAGCTAAAACCATTGGAAGCTGATGTGATTTGACCAGCCGCGTTAACTGTTAAATTCGTCCCAACATAGCTCCCCGCCGTGACGCCTGTTGCTGTAATACTTGAGGCCACGGAACCACTTCCCGACGCGGTCACGGGTCCGGTAAGAGCCGTTATTCCAGTACCAGGGGGAGTACAGGGAGTATCGAAGTATGTTCCGTCTGAACAAAGAGCCTGCCCAGACGTACCGGCCGCTCCGTTTACCTGATATCCAGTAGTTGCGTTAACCAGACTGAAAATACCTGGAAGCGCCGCCGCAAGCAACAATATGCAAGAGCAAGCCACCCCGAACACAAATCCAATTTTCCGTTTCATTTCTCCCCCTTATGGAACGTCTTCATTTTTCCCATCTTGCTCACCTGAGTTACCATCGTCGGGCTCCGCGGCGCCGTCCCCTTGAGGCGCGGGAACCTTTGTGGTATCGAGGCCCTGATAGCCACTCTCAGGATTGCGCGCAATTTTAATTCGCGTCTCCAGCGGGTCAATGACTCCACGGTCAATATACGCCGAATCTGTGTTGGCGTCAGCCGTGCGAATCTCCGCAAGCTCTTTCGGAGTCATCTGGTACAGCGGTTCAAAATTGACCACAATATCAGGGTCAATTTCACCGTACATCAGCAATTGCAGAATGTTAATTGATGTTTCAATCGGCTTGCGCCAAAAGGCTTCCTGAATGGCTCGAATCCAGTCATAGAACGCGAGAATCTCACCCTCCGCAAGGTTGCCGAATCCTGTAGGAGCAATGCCCAACAGAATCACGGCCGGTATGTGCGACACTGAGCACATTTGTTCCTGTGACTGTGATTGCAACTCCGCAAGCCCTCCGAGCGGTACTGCAATCTGGTCCATTTCCTCTCTATCCTTGTCAATGACGAACGCACCGCGATTGTTCCGAGTCAGCGTGAAAAGCTCAATACGCTTGAAAAGTTCGTCCGCATCATCCCCCTGCAGGCTTTCATCCATCGCAGTCGCGAGTACGATAATGCTGAAATTGGAAATCAAATCAGCCACAGATTGACGTGTCCGCAACCAGTTATCAACGTAGGGCTCCGCGAGCTGACTCATGCTGATTCCGCCAAAATTAAAAGGGGGTTTAAGCATATCCGAAACCGGCCGCGTGATGACCGTCTGGAGCCTGGTTGCATGTACCAGCTTGCCCAACATAAACCAGGAACTAGGTTCGTAAAAATCCGGCCGTGATGGGTCAATCGCGTTGTAAGCATTCGGGGTAGTCCACATAGCCTCCACCGCGCTAACCGTGTAGCCTAATCCGCTCTTGCGCCAATCATCACGTTTCTTGATGGTCTGTGGCGTTAGCTTAAGCGGAACCGTCAAATCATGGCCCTGTAAGTTATGAAGGATTTGAGCACGGCCGAAAAATGAATCGTGCTCAACTGCAAGATGAATTGTTTCCTTGAGCCGAATTTCAGTCATTGCCTGGTTCAGCTCTGTAATTTTCGCTTTCGTGGAGTCTCCGGCCGTATCTGTGGACTGGAGCGTAATCCACTCGCGAGTAATCTGTGTGGCGAGCGCCTGAGCGAACGCTCGATACTCTGCTCGCGTGGAGAGCATGGACAAATAAGGGTAGCCTGGAAACCCTACCCAATCGCCGCCGGCCGCCCCATAGCATGATTGAGCGTATGAATACGGCGCCGAATCCATTGCAATGGGAGCTTTCTTCACATCAGGAGGCAAAACGCCGGGCATCAGCTCCGGAGGCTTGATTTCGTAGCTGTACGTTTTCGCCGGCTTGTAATTCGTGCGCGCCTTGGATACGGCCGCGCTCAAATGCTTGAGGGGACGGCGCGCCGGGCTCTTAAGCTTTGGGGGTTTCGGTTCCCGTTTTTTCGCATCAGGAACCTTATGCTTACTCGCTTTTGTGAGGTTACTCATATTCTCTCTCCACATCAGCCCGCAAATGGAACTTATCGAACCGTGAGCGGATAAGCTCTATCATGCCATCGAACGTCAGAATTTCGTCAGCAAAGTAAACCTCTGAATTCCAAAAGATAACCACGGTCCAACCGTCTTTGTAATCCAGGCGTGCCATTCCACGCGCTACAGGACGGTTTAATTTCAACACCATTTCGGGGACGCGGAATGGAAAAGATGAGGGTACTAAATCGTCATCGGGAAATCCCGAATAACACAACGGCCGTGGACTGCCTAAGTCAATTTCATCTCTACTGCGAAGTGTTCTCAAATTTAAGCTCCAAACACAACAGGGGTAGCGGGTAAATTATAACCGCTTCCCCTCTTGTGTGCTCTGGCGATTCTCCGCGACCTCCATTCTGCTATTCGTGATTGCTTGACGTTCCTTCAGGAGCCGGAACCAAATCCAAACGCGTACATCATAACACTAACGTTTGGGATTTACGTACTTGACTCCCTAAAGATTTCCACAGGTTTTATTACTTTAATCTTGACATTCTAATCAAATGTCAGTATTATAAAAACAGTTAAGGAGATGGATATGACAATCACCCTCAAGTTTCGGATCATCAACAGCCCGGACGGCGGCAACATCAACCGTACTTTGGTTACAGTTGTCCGCAATGGTGTATCAAAACCACTGCCAAACGCAATCAGCATGGAGGCCGGCCGCGTCGCATGTCAGAAGATGGCTGACGATCTCGGCGTGACGCTGGTATGGACGGACTCTAAAAATGGTTTTCACAATCTGCAGTCCGAGTCACAAATCATCACTGTGGAGGTTAAGTAACATGCAAAACCACTGGGATCAATACGTTGGCACGCCAAAAACTCATATCGTCGAGCAATTTAACGAAAACAATAGTGGCGAATGGAGAGCAAACTCTCCCCTGCTATCCCTGGAAGATGCCGAAGCTGAGGCTGTTCAGCAACGCAAAAGCAGTCCCACTAAACCAGGATGGATACGTGTGCAACTCGTCCGACCAACTTGCTCCTCCTGCGGATCTCCGATCAAGCGCGGAAGCCGCTCTGGAAAATGCCGCAAATGTCTTCGTAATCCAGCTCGACTATGGGTTGGTGAAGGTACCGATGGGCGCTCAGTTAAAACAGATGCTCAGCGGGCGGCTAGTCGACTAAATATCCAACGTGCGATGTTGTTTAACCCAAAATGTGCAAAACGGGAGTCAAGTACGTAAATCTCTAACGTTTTGCAGCCGCCTTGAGAGCATCGGAGGAAATCTTGAGCCGGCCGAACAACGGAAAGAGCCGGCGGAGCGCCTGAGTAAATGAATCAACCTGGTCATCGTTCGTTGCCGCCGGGAAGCCTGTTAATTCCGAAAGAAATGTACCTGGTTTATGGTTACCGCGTATGTCTCCAATCCAGGGGGCAATGTCAGGATGCGGCAAATACACGTTGCACGCTTCCCACACTGACGTTACCGCGTGGGCTCGCGCGAGCTTGGAACCGTCAGGTTCAACCGGCAAGATACCAAAAACCTCTTTCTTGAGGAAGTCAATTACAGCCGGCCCGTTCGCCTTGTCTTCAATCAGGATTTCGCGCGATATGGGCTCCATCTCGCGGAGCCTGACCACTTCCTTAGCAGTCTTAGTGAAACTGAGACGGCCACGAATTTGGAATAACAGATACGCGCTCGCGCCTTTCTTCCCCCACTTTTGCCCAACAACATAATCCGTGCCGTCAGTATCCTTGAAAGTACAATCCCATGAGTCAATGACCTTATCGAATTTTTCCGGCAAGTCTTTCGGCAAGTAGAACTGAACGCATGACTGACCCGTATCGTTCGTGGCTTTGAAGACGTTGCCGCCTAGAGCTTTCGGCCGTTGCTGATAGAGCGCGCTCCACCAGTAATCAGACATTAGCCCTTTTTGCTCTAGCAATTTCTCCAGGCTGTGAAGCTCAGGGACCAGCGCGCCGGCCGGCAACGCTGAGTTATAGCCAACTTCGCCGGGCTCATTGATAGCAGGAAACTGTAGCAGCGTGAGCCGTGCGTCTCCCTGGTAATGGTTGATGATTCGAGCCGGTAAGTCATCTTCAGCCCATGACGTAGCCATGATGATTTGACCGCTGTTTTGGCTGAGACGCGCTGTAAATACGCTCTGATACCAGCTCCAATGATTTTCTTTTGTAACTTCGCTCAGCGCCTCTTGCTGGTCCTTTGTAGGGTCATCGATGATTCCCACGTCAACGCGCTTACCTGAGAGCCCGGAGCCGATGCCAACGGAGATATAGGAACCTTCGCCGCCTGGTGCGTTGAATTCTCCAATCGTGTTGCGGTCAAATTTGCGTTTCTCCAGCGTGGTAGGAAAGAGCTTTTTGTGTTCGTGGCTTGCCAGATTCCGGCGCACGCTTTGACCCATGCCGTTTGCAAGTTTGGTGTCATAGCTCGCGCACGCGATACGCCACTCAGGAAACAAGCCCATGATGCACGCCGGCAATTTGCGCGAGATAATCTCAGACTTGCCGTGTTGCGGGGGAGCCTGTAGGACCAGGACGGGACGTTTGCCGGCTTGCACGTCTTCTAAGAATTGATCGACCGCCCGGCAAACCATACGCGCGAATTCGGAGAGCCTGTAATCTTGGGACGTGTACAAAATGTAATCGAGCAAACGGAGACGGGCTCGCCGGCGCGCCTTCATTTCCTTTGCCGCTTGTCTCTTTGTGACTAGAAAACCCATTCACTATAGCTTAATACACAGTGAGCGCCCGCGTATGCTGCCTTTTGTTGGTTTGCAAGTTCTTCGTCAAAAAAAAAAACCCGCGAGAGTGAGGGCTCGCGGGGGAGGCCAATGTAAGCAGTGAGAAAAGAATAACGTCAACCGACCGGTTATGTCAATCCTCATCTTCCTCACCCATGATGATT